TCTTGTATAGGAGAGACCTTGTGTTTTCGAGTAACGAGTACGCTTGCTTGAAACTGTTGCCCTTCTCAATTATACTTAACTTGCAACTTTATATGGTCCTATAAAACTATATTTATATAGTTTATGCAAGAAGTTGGCATAGAAGTCCAGTCTTTCTTAGTGCCTGGTGAAGTGGATAAATTAGCCAGAAATCTTTATCAGATTGGTGACTTTGATCTTCGTGGTGTGGCTGCTGCTTTTAGTCACAGAACTTATTATACGGAGAACAAAGTTCATGTTAAATTTACTCAAAAGAAGAATACTTTAATTCTTTGTAATAGACAACCTATTTTGGATTATTGGTTTTCAATCCATTTTGATCAATATTATTGTGAATATACAGCTTTATTAATGATGCATATACAACTTTGTGTAAACAAGGTTAAAATAGCTGCTCTTCGTGAAGCGGGCTTACCTCTTAATATGTTAGACAGCAAAACTGGGAAGAAATTTACTGCAAGACGAGGTTTTAAAGTTGCTTATAGAATGGCTGATACTCCTAATTTAAAGTTGAAGCTTCTTTTGGAGGGGAGACAAACCAGTCAGTTTATACCTTGTGAACTTTATCAATCTGATGGAATGAAATTTTTTTCCCGAGATTTTACTATTCCGAAAGTCCCAGAAACCCCTAATTATATTATTAAAGTATATGATGTAATGGAGATAGCTTTACGACGTGTTTATTCTACTTGGGATGAAGCTTCTATATATAGTGCTTTAGTTGGTTGTGGTATTGATGATCCAAAAATCCAAACCCATGGTAGATTTGATGCAGATGGAAAGAGTTTCTGCTTGATATGTAATATTTGCGATCTTGAATTAACAGGCTTATCTGATGATGAAAAGATGGAGCATTTTAAACTTTTTCATTGGGGTTATACAGATAAATTGGAGAGACTTTGTTCATATGCTAAAGAAGAATATGTTGATTCTCGGGTTATTTGTGGAAATGCTGAGTCAATAGCAGCTGCTGCGATTAACGTTATGAAAGATAAACTTGAGTTAAATTGCTCAGAAAAACATCTCCAATTGGCCATTATGGCTGGTCATCGCTATTGTGGTTATAAACGTGGTTCTTTTCGTGTTGCTGATTTTGATACTGTTCAAAAATGTTTAAAGGAACCTGATTTTCCTATGCCTAAAGATACTAATTCTGGTCCACTTCCAGTCAATCGTACTGGTTATTATGATTCTGCTAATGTTAAAGTTGATACTTCTTGCAAGAAACGTCACGCAAGAGAATTGTTAATGCGTTATTTAAATGAAATTATAGATGAATTAAGAGAATATGTAAAAGATTTGGAGCACTGGCAAATTACTTGTGATAGTTTACGAAAAATAATTCCATTATGCCTTACTGCAATGATGACGAAAGTTGAGACTAAGACAAAACGTGATGATCTCAACAAGATTCGAGTTTTCTTTATGGCTAGTGGTTTGGATTATTTAATTGCTAAAATAATGCTTGAACATGTTTATAAGAATCATCAACATGGCCAAGGTGTAGCTATTGGTCAAAAGTGGTTTGAAGGTGATGGACAACGTATTTATAACACTCTTCGAAGATACAATAAGTGGTTCTATTTAGACTTTACCCAATTTGATATCAGTCTTAAACCAACTTTATTAATGTGGCATAAGCTTATACTTATGATTTATATGTGTGACGACTTAACTACCATTGATGCAAAATTAACAATCTGCTTTTTGAAATATTTAGCGGACAGACAACAAGTTAAATTGGTTCGATCTGTAAATACCAAGTGGTATGTCTGTGGTGGGAAGATGATGTCTGGTAAATTTGATACAAGTCAAGGAGATAGTGAATATGAAATAGATATTCCTTTCTACACTATATTTAGACGTGCTGAAGAGTTAAATCTGAAGAAATATGTAGCAGAACAAATGTCACGAATGCAGCGTTTAGTATTGGCTGGAAAATTTAAGGAATTAGTCGAAATTGATTTCTTTATATATAGTTATGGAGACAATTTACTTTGTGCAACTAGAGGCTTAATGGATGAGATTTTGACTTTAAAAGATCTTAAACGTTATGCTGAAAAAGAGTTTCATATGATTATAAAGTGGAAGAATTGTAAAACTGGTGATGGTCGTTATCCAGATTCTGAATTAGATAAATTTGGAAACTTAAAATTGGAGGACTGGAAAGATCCTGATGGTGGCTTGTGGCATCGTCCCAGAGGTATTATTTGGCTCAAATTTGCCTTGGTTTTGCGACAATTCAAAGGCAAGCAAATTGTCACGATGTATAGACCCACTGGTGATTATTTAGCGAAAATTGGAAGATGTCATATTGATGTTAAAAATCCTGGAATTGCTTTTATGAGAATAACTGGAAATATTATAAACGCTAGTTTTGGAAATAGAAATGCTATTGCATTAATGCTCATGTCTCAAAGAATATTAACCTATTTTTTTCCCACTATAATTCAAAATATGAGTGAAGAATTAGACTCTTTTAGGAAAAATAAGGAGTTTATGAAGTGGGTTGGCAAGCTCCAGGATAGAGTTACTACTGATGATATATTGAAAATGTTGACTACGTTTGATGTTGCTAAAGAGTATAAAATCTATGGTGACAAATGTCTTAAAGTTATTAATAATAAGGAAACCATATTTGACATTAGACAAAATGCATCTTCTTATATGACACGATACCAATCTCACACGACATTAGAGGAATTGATTAGAATGGAATTGGATGCAAACAAAGTTGCTTTAGCAGTATAATTTTTAGATTTTGTTATTTGTTCGACTATAGAACACTCTGGATGTGGACAAGGGTTGTTTACGAAATTTCCTTT